GATCTCGCCGACCCCTGCCCATGTGTAGTCAGTTCTGCCGCCTACCTGTGTGATCAGGATGCAAGGCACGGAAAAATCTTTCGGCAGCGGCTTGCAGTAAGCTGTCATATGACCCGCCAGGATCTTCCGGATCTCGTCTTCAAAGTCAATAGGTATTTTCATCGTACCGCCCTCGATAAAGCTTTTTCTTCTGCTTCTGCCGCCCTTGACGCATGATCAGTTGTATAGACTACTCCTACAACACGGCCCTGACCGGCGCCGGTAAATACTTTCGAGGCAAATCCTTCACTTTCAACGTGCAGATTGCTGTTTGCCCTGTCTCGTATTTCTTCGGTTCGCTGCCGGATCATGCTTTCAACACCGGGACTGTTCAAGACCCCCTTGAAGCCGGCAGATATAAATTCAATTCTCATCCTGACCACCTCTGCAGATTCAGTTTCATATGTTCCAGTCTACCGACTCCGATCCATTTTTGAGGATCTCCCATGATCGTGTAAACATCGCCCTGATATTCAATCCTGTCACCGGCAAGAATATCGGAGTCAAGCGGACAACATGCAGTCAAACCGTCTGTGATGCCTTGGATTCGTCCGTCCTGTGACAGGGATGTCGTGGACGGCTGCACCAGACATTCAGGGATATCGAGACGGGACGCATTATCCCAGTCGGGGATAACAGATCCGCGTGATTCCTTCTCTCCCGGACGAATACGGGTGATTGTTGTGTGCCAAAAAGGAAGTAACATCGTCATCCCTCCTGATAGAGATCCATGAAACCGAACTGCTGCCTGCGAAGGCCGAGCCGCTTCAGATCATTCCGCATAATTGACGCAGCAACTCCGCCGCCCGGGATCGCATATGTACCGGACCATGAATAACCGATTGCGGCCTGTGATTCCTGAGACAGCGGCTCACCATCCATAGACTGGCGCATCGCACGGCCTACAATGTCGACAGTAACAAGCTTTACAACACTTGCATAAGCCTCACTGGCCACAACCATGTCATCCATGTTTTTGCCGACCTTATCAGCCTCAACACGCAGCGCATCAGATACGAGCGGCAATAATACCATGATCCGATTCTGCTCATCAGTCGTATATGCCTTACCGGTGATCTGTATGACATCCGCAAGCGTTGCAAAATCGCTCATTTCTTCGCTGCTCCTTTCTTAGGCTTCTTTGCGGGCTTGGTCGCATCAGGAACAGCGGCAGGCTTATGGCCCGCCGCCTTATATTCCTCTACGCGATCTTCCGCGACCCACATCTCGCCGCCTGTCAGTTTGTTGATGAATTTGATCATGCGTGGGTTCTGGTGATCTTATTGAAGCAGGTCGTATCGGCGCGGAATCCGACTTCGATTTCTGCTCTTACTGCGAACATGTTGCGTTCCCAGAGATTGACCTGGTTGCCGCTGATCGTCAGGGATGCCTGATTGGACATATCGATCTTGACGCCTTCTACAGTGCCATAGAGTGCCTGCGTCCAGTCGCCGGCGAAACCAAGGACATCCGGAGTCGCACCGGTGCCGGAAGAGCCAGCTTTATAGGCGCCCTTGGTGTACTTGACCGGTGCTCCGAGGATCATCGGAACGGCGCCTTCTGCAACGCTGTTGATGAACAGCGGGCGTTCGGTGGTGTCGGTAGCTGCAAGCAGTTCGCCCTTGCCCTGCGGGGACATAGCAAAACCGTTAAGAATGCCGCCTGCGGTAGCAATGTCAGCATCTGCCGCTACCAGTGCGCCATACACGCTGTTGCCGGTGCCGCTGATGGACTGTGCAGTCACAGCTGCAAAGGTATCGAAGTTGCTGCCGGGAGCCGTGCCGTGAAAGACAGTGCTGTCGAATTTAAGAGCCAGCGCGCCCGGAAGGCGGGAGATCAGTGCGTCATAAAGCGCTGCCATATCACGAGCGAACTCATCAGAGAACGGAACGATAACGGCAAGCTTGTAGGCCTGCATGATCTTCGTGGACAGGGTCGGATTAGAGATCGGTTTCGGGTTTGTCTCATCTACCCATGCGGCTTCCGGATCTCCGGAGATCACCGGGATGGTAAGTCCTCTGCCGGGAAGTGCAACGCGGCGGGCAAGGCCCATAACTGCGGACGCTTCCTGAGTTTTCTGGATGATTTCTGCAGAAATCTCGGTCGGGAGTGTTATATTGCTTCTGTTGGTATTGATTCCACTCATTTTTATTTCTCCTTATTGGTTCATTTTTTCCTGCATCCATTCGGCGAACTTGTCGCGCGTGGATGGTGTTCCTGTGCTTGCTGGTTCCGGGCTTCCAAGCGGTGCGGTAATATGCGCAGTTGCGAAGTCTTTTGCTAATGCTTCTGCGTCCTGTTTCCACTCTTCGGCTGTCTCGCCCCGGAGCCGGTCGGCGTACTCGATTTTCAAGCCTGCCGCAAGCGCGATCCTCGTTTTTTCCAGGTCGGTCCTGTACTGTGCGCCCTTCGCGATCTCTGCATCTTTCTCTGCTAATGCTTTTTCCGATTCGGATGCGGCATCTTCCAATGTCTTGATACGCTGATTTAATTCGTCGAGTGCTTTCTGGTGATTATCAGGTGAGAACCAACCCTCGTATTTCTTAGCCTGGACTTCTCTGTCCCGTTTGAGACGCTCGCTGATGATCCCGTCAAGCTGTTCCTGAGTTTCAATGATAGTGAACTCTGACATAATGTGTTCCTTTCCCCGTTTTCCGGCGGTACCCGTAATTTATGCACTAAAAAGGCACCCTTATCGGATGCCGTTAGTACGCTATATTTTGCTTTTTCTTTGCCTTACTCTCACTGCAGATCCAGAACGCTAAAATGATGCTGTCCAGAATGGAAATGTCCGCCTCTTCCAGAAGGGACCTGTAACCAAAACCGCCATGACTGCCGATTGCGCGCTTTTCGCAGTTGCTGACGATCTGGGTGACTGCTGACTGATGCATATGCACCAGCGTCCCCTGTGAAAGTCCCAATTCAAAGACCGAATTGGCCTTGATGAACTCCGGGACGGATGTTGTAAGCGGTTTTTTAAGCTTTGCCGTCTTCATGGCATCGCATAGGACCGCTTTTCCGCTGTCGCCGTCAATGACCACCTTCTGGACATCGGCTTTTGACAGAAAATCAATGATCCATATTATTCCGCCGCTCATCGGTCGGCAGGCGAAGGTCTCAACAAAGATCTGATCCTTGTCTGTTCTGGCGGCAATGGATAACGAAACGTTTTTTCCATCATGTCCGAACTTGATGCCGGCAAATAAATGGCCTTTCAGCTTCGGCAGTGTATCTGTCTGCAGCGCTTCCCATTCGTTCCGGCTGATCGCGCTCTTCTGGTTGTACTTGATCCACAGCCCCAGGCGCTGGATGTTGAAATCGATCTCGTCTTCGCCTATCTCGGAGCGGATCGTTCTTTCTTTCAGGATCGTTCCGAGAGACGGATTGGTCTCATACCAGGCATCGACATCATTCGGATCTGTCATCTTCGGAATGGACCATTCAGCCCAGCCGGATTCGAACGAATCACCCTGCAGGACCCTGTTCCGGAACTTCGGAAAGACCGTTCCGGCGCTGATCGCTGTCGGCGGTGTCCCGAGCATGATCGTCTGCGGATTGTCCGAATCTGAAACGACATATTTCAGAGCCGTTTCCTGTTCCGGCGTGTATTCCTGCGCCTCATCGATGATGAGCAGGTCATATCCTTCACCGAGGCCGCCGGTCGATGTCCTTGTTCTGAACTCGATGACCGCATCACCCTCACAGTACAGATGCTCTTTGCCGAATGCCCTGAAAGATGATTCGACATTGATGTCTGACTTCTCACAGAGCCGCCCCAGACGCTCCCAGACTGCATGTGACGTGCTTGCACGGTGCGCAGTGTAAAGAATACGTTCACCGTTCTTTAAGCCCCACAGACAGCGGATAAGAACGTCCTCTGACTTGCCGTTCCTTCGCGGTACGGAATACCCGAACTTCTGATGTACCCAATACCCTTCCGGACCGACCGCCATGATGTCATAACACAACGCCTCCTGCCATTCCAGCGCGGTCTTCTCTGTTGCGTTGTACAGCTCGACCGCTTCCGGCCCTTTGGTGTCTTCGTAAGGCAATATTACGGATACCGTTGGGGATTGTCGTCCCTGTCTGGTATCCATGATTTTATCCTCCAAGGAAATGTTCCGGAAACCTCCTCGCAAAAGTCCCATGACCGTTAAGGTTTCCGGATACATCCCGCAATAACTGTGTTAATAAGTTGCTTGCATACCCTCAAGGGCATCACCTCTTTTCAGCGCATGAGAAAACCGCCCCGAAGGACGGCTCTTTTACTTACTTTTCTATTCTTAATACATCATTCCATACTTCTTGACGTTCTCGCACTCTCTTTTCAAAATTGGAAGATAAACTGCATCATAAGCTTTACCTAAATCTTCCCGAAGATTTTCTGGTACAGTTTTTAATAGTTTTACATAAATATGCAAAGCCTCATCTGAGGACATACTCGTGTTAAAACATTTATTAAAATCAAATTTTTCCACCTTCTATCCTCCATCCTAGCTGCTGTATGATCTCGATGTTTTTTGTTCTAATGAATAAGTATTCTACTTCTTTCTCTGATAATTTTGATAGATCGTAATTATCTACTACGTAACGACGCGCAAATGTTGCCGCATCAGTTGCAACTCTTTGAAACTCCGCCTCACTAGGAATATATCCGTCTCCTAAAGTTACCGTAAATATGTCACCATTTCTTGTCAACACTCCAATTTCATCAACTTTTTCATCTGACACAAAACGGAATAAATC